TGATGATGGTCTCCATCGTGCCGGAGCCGTCGACGTCGATCACGCCGTACGAATCCGCGCCGAACACCAGCGTCGCGTGGACGTCGGGTTCCTTGTTGGAGCCGGCGGACGGCTTGCCCGCGTCGTCGGTGTAGACCTCGGCGCCGGACGCGAAGGTGGCCGTCTCGACGACGACGATCGCGTTGTCGTCCTCACTGAAATACGAGATGGTCAGCTTGGTGCTTCCCACATAGATCGTGTTGCCGGCGGTGTTCAGGTACTTCTTCTGGCTCTCTGTCGGCTCGTCCGCGAGCTCGATGAAGTGCGTGGAAGTGCCCGCGTTCGCCGTTGTGCCGAAGTACGTCTGCTGATAGACCTTCGCCTCGGTCGACTCGACGAACACAACGCCGAACAGACGTCCGATCTCACCGGAGTAGATCTGCTCCGCGTTGCTGTACTTACTGACGTCCTGCCAGAGCGGATCGTTCTGCAGATCGTAAGTCGCGTCGGGCGAGCAGATGCAGACAAAATGCGGACGCCGCACGGACCCGTCGATCGCCGTCGTGAACATGCGTGCCTTGTTCTTTTTGAGCGTGCGGACCGCCTTGCGGATCTCGTCGACCGTCAGCACGTCGGTGGAAGCGAGCTCGTTGCGCTTGGTCTTGCCGTTCGCGTACTGGACGTTCGTGGTCGCGCACATGGCGTCGCGGGTGACCCACTCGATCACGGTGCCGAGCTGTTCGCCCAGGAGTTCCGCGGAGTCTGCGAGCACTTCGTCGTATGCGGTCAGATCCAGCAGATCGCTGACTTCGACGTACGCTCCGTACTGTCCGACCTCCGCTTCGACCTTGGACTGGGTGAGCGACTGACCGTCGGGCGTAACGCCTTCGACGAGCGTCAGCGCTTCTTTGTCCGGCGTGAACAGATCGTACTTGCGGAACTCGACCCGCTTGCCGCCGTGACGCGGAATGCTGCGCTTCTGTCCGAAGCTCGCGTGAATGAGGCGCGTTTTCGCGGTCTCGAGAAGTTTCTTGTCATAGAACTGCTTGTTGAAATACGCGTTGGACGCGGTGTTCAAAGTGGTGTTGATTGCCATAGGTTCCTCCTGTCAGATATGAACTCGATTGCCGCTTTTTGCGGCGTTTCTGTACTGTCGCTCGAGCGCGGAAAACGCTTCCTTCGACATCGCCATGTAATCGGGCGCGGGCGCGATCGCGCGGTCGGTGCGCTGGCTTTTGGGCAGCGCCTTCCTTGCGCGGACCTGCTCGCTCATGCGCTCCTTCGCGGCGTTTTCCGCCTGCTCGGCGCGCTGCTCCGCGGCGTAGATGCGCACGGCGGCTTTGGGCTCGAACTCGCCCAAGAGCTCAGCGAACGCGCGGTCGTTTACCGCCGCCTCGAGGTCAAAGTCCTCGGGCAGCTCGCCGTTCTTCTCCATCGCGACGAGCGTGTTCGCCGCTTCGATGAACGGATTTTCCTCCTGTTCGACGGGCGCGTTGTCCGTCGGTTCCGGTTTCTTCTTGAAGATCATGCTTTTCCTCCGAATCGTTTGGATTTTGTTCGTTCGGGAAACAGCGGCTCGGCGTTGTCCGCCTGCTCCCGCACACTTTTTAACACCTGCTCCTTTCCCTCAAAGACCATCAGCGAGATCGCCTGTTCGCGGTCGATCACGCCCATGGAAAGCAGATTCAGCATCAGCTCGTTCTGCGCCGCCATAGCGAACCGGTTGCGCTTGACCGCCTTGATCGAGATCAGAAACTCGACCGGCACCGCCGCGCCGCCGGGCACGGAACGCTCGAGCATGGCGCTGTCGAACAGCACTTCCTTCGGCGCGCCGTCGACGGTGATCGTGACCGGACGCAGGTAGCAGTTGAACTCGCGCTCGGTTTCGATCTCCATGCGCACCGCGGTGCGGAACGCTTCGTGGAGCTGATCGGTCGCCATCCGCGCGCGCTTGGTGCTCATTTCCTGCAGCGCCTCGATCGCGCGCGCCGCCGTAATGCCGTTCGGAACGGTCCCGCGGGAGGAATCGTTCGCGCCGCTCTCCTCCTTGATGCCTTCGCGGATCGACTGGATGTAGGCGATCAAATAGTTCGGCAGCGGCGGCGTGGACATCCAGGTCACGCCGTTTAAGTTCTCGCCGGTATGCACGTCCTTCGACCAGTCCTTGAGATCGTCGGGATCGAAGCCGGACGCGTCGGTGACCAGCAGTTTGTTGCGCGACGCTAAAAACGCGTTTTTGAGCACGAGCTGATCGAGCTTGTCCGCGTACAGCTGCTGCGTGCCGAACAGATCGATGATCCCGAAGCCCAGGGCGCTCCCCTTGCGCGGGTACAGCGTCGTCAGCACAAACGGGTACTGACCGTGTGAAAAATAGCCCTCGGGTTTCGTGTCGCGGCTGTCCTCCAATACGACGCCGCCACTAAGCAGCGCCATATGCACGCGATAGGTCTCGGTCTTTGCGTCGTATTCGCGCCACCAGTATTCCAGCAGAAGACGGATGTTCTTCGGGTCGGGCGAAAGGATCTCGTCCGTCTGCAGCTCCGCCGCGTCTAAAGGACGCGACTCGATGAGCGCGGATGCGTCGGGATAGTGCGCCTCGATCCACTCCTTCGGACGAAGCGCGAGCTTGAATACCGCGCGGCCGTCCTGCAAATCGGTCACGGTCGGATCGAACAGGATGCTGCGAATGTCGACGTGGCGGATGAACGCGCCGCCTAAGCCCCCGTTTTGCGCGGCGTCGTAGCCCACCTCCTGCACGCAGTAGCCGCCGACCAGAAGGTCGTGGATCATGCGGCGAAACTCGACCGGGTACGACGCGGCGTCATGGTTGCGCTTCACAACGGCGTCGATCACGCGCGCGGCGAACGCGTCCGCCGCGCTCTCCGGCTCGATGACCGCTTCGGGTACCTGCTCGCATAGATCGGCGCCGATGTTCTCGATCGTGGACTGCAGAATCGGCGTGACGGGGCGCGGCTCGTTCGGATCGGTCACGGGGACGTCGTACCAGTGATCGCCGCGGTACATCCGTTCGCAGTGCTCCTGCCTGCGCCACTCGTTGACGTACGCGCTGCGGAACTCCGTAAACAGCGCCGTCGCCTTTTCCGCAAGCTGTCGTTTGGATTCTGATTGATTGGTTTTCATTTCGATTCCTTTCTGTTTGCAATCCCTCCCCCTGTGCAGGGGGAGGTGGATTTTGCGAAGCAAAAGACGGAGGCGTTGTCCCTGCTTTGCGTCCCGTCAGATGCCGGCAAACCCGGCGGTCTGCGCGGGCGCGTTCGACAGCGGATCGTAGCGGCGCACGGGCGTTGTCCTGGGCGGCTGACCCGGGTGCGGACGCGACATCAGCCCGTAGCGGAGCGCCTCGGGCGCGTGGTCCTCGCAGGTGTCCGAAACGTCCTCGCAGTCGCGCGTGTCGTAGGTGAGAAGCGGCAGCGTGCGGATGAGATCCTTACAGGTCGAAAAGATCCGAAGGTACGGTTCCCCGTCCGGCGCGGGCGCGAGCAGTTCGCGCACCCGCTGCCAGCCCGGCACGCGCGCATTGTCCGCCGGCAGCAGCGGCACGCCGTTTTTGCCGAACACCTCCGCGATGCTCTCGCCCTCCGCACCCTTTAATCCCCGCTGCTGCCACGCGTCGGGCGACGCAACCGTGTAGGCGATACGCTCGCCTGCGGATAACTCTTTTACACGTCTTGCGATCTCGCTCGACAGCGTTTTTCTCAGATACAGCTCGCGGTAGACGTACAGCCGCCCCTCGGGCGCGACGGCAAACCACAGCACGCAGCACGGATCGTTGTAGCCCCAGTCCATGGCGCGAAAGCGCTTCCACTGCGCGGGCAGACGCTTCGGAAGGATCACGTGCTTTTCGCGGTCGAACTCGCCGAAGTACTGCCCCTCCAACACGTCCCAGTTCCCGTCCAGGTACGCCTTTCTCAAGTGCTCGGGCAGGTTCTCGAGCGTCTTCAGATACTCCGGATTGCGCCGAACGAGAACCGGATTGTCGGTGACGCGCGCCGGGATGAACACGTAGTCCGAGGCTTGCTCGCTGTTGCGGTAATTGCGGTCGATAAACAGCCGCTTCACCCATGCGTGACCGACGCCGCCCGGGTTGCAGGTGTAGTACATGCGCGGGGTAAAGTCGGTTCGCACGGACCGGTTGCAGGTGGTCAGAAACTGCATCTGCGATTCGGTGAAGTGCGTCGCCTCCTCGAGCCCGATCACGTCGTATTCCTGCCCCTGATACTGGAATACGTCCGCCTCGCGGTCGCAATAGCCGAGCTTGATGCGGCTGCCGTTCGGAAAGGTGAACGCGCGCTGCGTGGCATGATACGTGACCGCGCCCGAAAGCTCTCTCATAAGCGGCAGAACGTGGTTTTCGTTGAGCTCCGGAAGCGTGCGGCGCAACAGCAGCAGGTTCAGTCCCGGATAGCGAAAGGCAAGGAGCACGAACTTTCTGCGCATCGCCCACGACTTGCCGCCGCCGCGCGCGCCGCCGTAAGCGATGTGCCGCGCCGTT